ATCTTGTACACCGTCTTTATATTGATATCTCCAAATATATTTCATTATATTGCCTTGAAGATAATATTTAAAACCCTCTCCTAGCATTGCCTTTATAGCTTGAATGGTTTCTATACCAGCTTTATTATAATGTGGTGGACTATTAACCATATCTGTTTGTTCTTGTGATTGTTTCATTTTTCTATACTCATTACCTACTTGACTATATATTCTTTTTATATCTTCTCTGTACATTCCCATTATTTCATGCCTTTATTTTTAAAATCTACAGCTATAACATTATCATAGTTTTTATGTTTTTTGTAAATAGCTTTATTGTAATCAATTAAATAGTTTTCCATAATTGTGGCAACATGTGGATGATCATCCATAACTGGAATAGCACATGAAACTAGTTGAGCGAGGTGAAGTAATGCAATCCTACTGTCTTCATCTAATTTAGATTCAGGATTACATATTATATTAAGCTCTACGTCACCACCCCAATAGTTTTTATCTACTCTTGGTTTTAACTCTATGTAAATAGCGTCTTTGTTTCTTTTAAATATACTCATTTTTTTCCTCTCTTTATTTTTCTACCTGAAAATTTAATGAACTTCAAGTGGTTATTTTTCCCTTTTTCTTTAAGCCAATCTTCTGGTATTATTCTGTCGTAGTATCTAAAACCATGTTTAGTACACCACATACCATAAGTTGATCTTGAACCTTTATATAATTTTGAATTACTGTTTGTAAATACAAAACGAATATCTAAGTTAGGATGTTGTTTTTTTATAGCTAAATGTTTTCTTCTATCTGTAGCTATAAACCTTCCTTTTGTTTCAATGATTATACCATTGCCTAATATAAAATCAGGGGTATAGGTGCGATAACACAAGTCTTCCCATTCTATCTTGATACTTTCGTATTCAAAATTGGATTTGCACTTTAGGAGGAGTTGTGCAATCTTGTGCTCTAAACCACTCCTATACCCATTCTTTATAGCTACTCTTAAAGCACTATGTCTAGTCAACTTACTTCCATATTTTAGTTGCTTCTTTTTTCATCCTATCAGACCACATCCACGAATCTGTATTAGGATACTCTAAGTTAGCTAATTCTTCTTTATCATCACTTAACGATAAAAATCTTTGTATTGTTAAAGCTGCTTTCTTCAGTTGATTCTTATATTTATCTAATGATTTTAAAATAAACTTTTTATGATCTTTAGGACTAACAAAAAACAAATGCATCTTCTTGTCTGGATAAGCCATTGAATATAAAGCCATTTGTCTAAGTTGTGCTTCTGTAGGCTGACTTGGCAACCTAGTTGTTGTTTTTAAATCAACTACAGTGTCATCAAACAAAAAATCAACGTAGCCAATAATAGGAATCGGAAAGTCATCTAACATCACCTCTACTCTTTCTTGATATCCTTTAACCTTAGGATACTTGAAGTTTTTATCTATAACTTCGCCAAACTTTACTAATGACTTTCTTTCCTTTTCACACTTAGGTTCTGCAAGATCAATGCCAACTTCAGCACATAAAGAAATAAACTTCTTGTCTAAGCCATCAAAATCAAATGTTCCTTTTTCTTGTTTCTCAGATAAAGTGTGCTCTAAGGCTATACCTCTTAAAGCACTTGCTCCACCTGATGATTTCATGCCAAACAAATATCGCATAACCCATAAAGGTTTGTCATTGATATATGTATTTATACTACTTGGAGATAAATAATTTATGTTATGGACACTAAAAGGATTATTAGATTTAGCCACTACTTATCAACATCAATGTCTATAAAATCCTCTACAGTTTCTACATCAGCGGCAGAAGGATTCTTTTGTTCAGTTTGAACTTTTTCTTCCCATTGCTTACAGATGTAATCATTAAAGTTCTTTATAAAATCATTGAAGTCGTGAAATAGTTTTTCGTCTTCTTCTGTTATCTCAAACTCCTCACTAAAATCTACTTTAGCAGTTGGAGTGTAAAACTTACTACCATTAGGTAATGGGTTTTCTATGGTGTTATCAAAATGCATAACATATTGTAATGGCAATTTTGACTTAGCTGAATATTCAGCAAACCTATCACCTAAAGTTTTAAATGCATCCTTGTTATCAATCTCCCAAATAAAAGGATAAGCTGCAGTTACTTTATCACCTACTGGCTGACCATTTTGATCTACTGCATCTTCTAAAGATACTGTACCAAATATAACTCTCACTCTTTTAATTTGTCTAATTAGGTCTTGCATGTCTGGAGAAAGAGCTTTGAAATCTTCTACATAACCTGAAGGCTTGCCACAGTTAAACTTACCTGTGTTATCTTTTAAATCCATATTCAAAGTATCTGCCATAATAGTTCTATGAAAAGAACCTTTAGGCTGACCATCTTTTGCACCTATATTTGCAACGTATCTTCTTAACATGAACCTTTGCATAAAAGGTCTTAGTGTCATAGTCTTTGCATATATAAACTCTGACCCATCTTCGCTAACTAATTCAAGACGATAGCTACCACCTTCTATTATCTCAACATTGGATAGCTTACCATTCACTTCTACTTGACCCATAACAGGTGAATGCCAAATTCTTAATCTATTTAAATTGCTTGTTTTCTTAGGGATTTTCCTATCTGTAGCTATACCCATTGCTCTTGCTAGGTTTTCGTAGCTATCAGTTCTTATGTTTGCTAATTCATTCATGAATTTCTCCTTATATAAAGTAACATAGTTTTATCACGAGACATCTTTTGTGTCAAGCCAGTTGTTGCCTATCTTAGCTTCCAGCAACAAAGGTATATTAAAATCAATATTATATTCTCTATCAATAATTGATTTCATATCTGTGTTTACAGATTTAATGATGTACAATACTTGTTTCTCTTCTTCGGGATGTACATCAATTACAATTGAATCATGAACTGTGTTCACAATACAAGACTTACAAGTTGATAACCTTTTATCTATTTCCATTAATATCAATGGCACAATGTCTGCAGTTGCGAAACTTTGTACTGGATAATTTTTTATCTGTGTAAAATTACTAACTGAACCATTTCTTCTTCTTTGTATATTTGGAAAAGAAAACTCTCTGCCTGATGGTATCTTAATTTTATTTGTTGTTATAGCCTCTTTAGCCAATCGGGAATGCCAAACTGCGATCCCTTTGTACTTCTTCGTGAACTGTTCGTAGTACGAAGCCTCGGCTTCCGTTCTTCCAAATCCTGTCGCACCATACAACGGAGCAAAGGTATGTGCTTTAGCTTCTTGCCTAGTCGTGAACTGACCTGATTTCGTAATAACGTCAGCAGTGTACGCATGTACATCAAACCCTGTTTTAACTTCATTTATTGCTACCTCATCTTGTGATAAATATGCGGCTGTTCTAAACTCTAACTGTGCAAAGTCAGCTTCTAAAATCTTGCCACCTTCCCAACGTGACACAAAGATCTTCTTCACAGGGAACGTACCACCTCTAGGCATGTTCTGCATGTTAGGATCTGCTCCACTAAATCTGCCTGTCGCAGTTCTATGTTGTAATAGTCTTACATGTAACATTCCATCTTCTTTTGTGTGTACTTTTATTCCTTCTACAAAAGATGATAAGTATGTATCTAATGCTGACAATCTTTGTATGTCAGTTAAAAAGTTGAAAGCCATTGTTGAGTTTGTTCTCTTTGTGACATGTTGTAAAACTTCTAACATTTTTTTATTCACGCTAAACCCATTTGCACTTGCCCATTTTACATTAGGTGGATTGAATTTAAATCCTGCAATTCTGTCTTGCTTGACAAAGATATAGCCATTGCCTGAACACTCAGCACATTTAGGAAGTCGTGCATAGGGTGTTCCATCCTTTTTAACTTTATGTATTAATCCTGACCCACCACAAGTATGGCACTTCTCAGCTTTAGTTTTGTAAATGATATCTGTATTCATTTTTACCAAGTTGGTAAATTTTGCTTTATCCATGTGTGGTTCAAAGTTGTTCATCCAAGTTGTTTTATCTTTTGGTTTTCTACTGTAAAGAATCCAAGACATTTGTTCTGGACTATTGAGATTGATAGGAGTATCTCCCATTAAATCTTTTACTTGTATCTTTAATCTTTGTTCTATTTCTAACTTTTCTTTTTGAAACTCTTTCTCTACTGATTTAAGTGTATCCGTATCAACCTTGAATCCTCTGCGATATATCTTTGCTAATGCCACAGATACTTTGTTGGTAAAAACAACTGTGTTCATAAGTCCTGCATCTTGTTCAGAGTTTAATCTTTTATTTTGTAAATTGCAAAGCTCTTGAGTTGCATGTAGATCAGCAGATAAATATTCTTTTAATTCATCTCTTGGTATGCCATCTACACCTACACCTTGATCGAAGTAATGTTTAAGTGTGCCTTCTTTCTTTGTCGGTAAGTCGTGTCTTATTGCACATGCTTCAAGTGACAATGGTTCTTTCTCGCCTCGTTGTAGAATGTACTCAGCTAACATTGTATCAAAAACCGGGCCATCATATTTGTATCCTGTTTCCCACAACCACATGAGATCATAAGCAATGTTATGACCAATGAGGATAGTAGTGCGATCTAATAGCTCTTGTAAATATATACCTTCCTTAACATCCATGTTAAACAAATGTTCTTGTCCATTGTCTTCTAGACATCCAACCAATACAAGTTTATTGGTAGGTTCAAATGGATCAAGGTGCATTTTACCGTCTCTTTTTATAACTGTGTTTTCTACATCTAAAACTAATTTCATGGTATCCTCTCTTCTAAATCTTCTATTGCTAAATTGTAACAACTTGCCCTAACAGTATAATTGTTTGTTGGGTCAACGTCTCCCTTTTTTAAAAACTTAGCCTTTTGAAAGTATTGGTTCTTAGCCATGACACCAAGATACCAACCAACGCTAAAGTCTTTCTTAACTCTTGTGAATGCATAGTAATCACATTCTTGTGTTGAGTTTACTTGTGTAATACTACACTCATAGTGAGGTAGTGGTTCTACACTTGTTTGTTTTGTTTTAACATCAACTTTAAAACCATTTATAATTAAATCATATTCATATGTATTTATCCATTCTCCACCTAAAACATTTAAAACGATTTGCTCTCCAATAAATCCTGCTAAATTACCACCACCATTTAAAATGGAATTGTTTAGTTTACCAACTTCAACTGCTTTTTCTCTTGCTGTTAAAAACATATCATTGGTTACTTTGACTTCGATCATGCTGTATATCTTCCTAATACGTAGTTAAGTTCACACGTAATGATTCCATGCCATCCAGTAAGTTTATTCTTAACTATATTCAAATGCCTTTGTAAATCTTCAACACCATCATTGTCTTGCGTAGGTGGATTCTTAGCAATTAAAAGCATCAAATCAGCCTCTGCTGCTTTACCCGTTCTACTGCCTTCCATCATAGATTGATTTAATAAGACTTTACCTTCTGCTTCAGCAGAAAGCTGAGACATATAAAATACTGCACATTCATGTTGCTTGGCTATCTGTCTAGCATGGATTGCATTAGCTTTTAATGCTTCATCAGGTCTAGCGAACCCTTGAGATCGTGCAAATTTATCTCCCATATCTAAAAGTAGTACATCAGGTTTGTATGATTTGCAAACACTTTCAACCCATGACATATCTCTGCCTGTCGCATCTTTTATTTTTATCTTTGATTTTACAGGCTCATACAAATCTCTAGCTCTTGCTGGATTCTTTCTTATCTCTTTCATTGTCATGCCTGTTGCCGCAGTTAAGTATCTTGCACCAACTCTGTGATAACCTTCTTCATTACAGAGTATGACACAATTAGCTCCTTGATGTGCTAATCCATTTGGTGAAGCAATCATACTTGCATGAAAACTTGTTTTACCTGTATTGGGTCTTGCACCTATCTCAATGAGATGACCAGCATTTACTCCACTTATCATCCTAGTTAAAGATGGTATGTTAAAATGCCATCTCGCTTCAAGATCATTCTTTGCAAGCAATGTGTCAATTTCAATGTCATCCCATTCAACATTTAAATCCGGGGTGAAGTCATCATTGTGTTGTTCTAATAGTAATCGCAGTGGTTCTAAGCTAGTCTTTGTTCCATTCACATAGTCAAAGCCTAAGTTGGCGATATCTTCTCCAATGACTTGTTGAAACAATCTAGATAAAAC